ACCGTTACTTGATCCACCTCAAGTAGTTGACAAGACCAGCAAGTAGTGTTATATTATCTTTGTTGGGTTGATCACCTGACACGGGAGTGACTGAATCAAACTTGCTGGCATAAGGCTAGTTAAGGTGATGGGACACAGGTGGTGCTGCACCGAAAGGTGAATCGACTTACCAGTCGGGTCTCAGACAGTGAGGTAAAAATCTACTAATGTAGCAATGCCCCTTACTTGTTGGTATACATTAATCCAACCTCCCACCACTAACACAAAGGAAAAGAGAGTACTCTAAGGGTCGGTAATCCGACCCTTTTTTAATGTCTTGGAGTGAGTAATTATACTTGACAAAAAATTAATCTTTTATATATAATTATGTTACCTTTCTTAACAGAAAAAAAATGGTTACTACAGAAGAGAATGGCAAACAGAATATGTTTGGCAAAGAACCACAGGTACAAGTTATTGAAGAGAAGGATTGGAAGGAGGCAGAACTCCTTAATGGAAGGCTAGCAATGATAGGTATCATCGCTGGTATAGGTGCGGTCGCAACAACAGGGCAGATTCTTCCAGGAATTTTTTAATGTCCGAATTTCAAATGGCACTATTGTTTCCATTTGTACCTGTCCTCGCCTTTCTCATCATTGAATTTTTGTTAGAGATAACAGAACCAAGAGACGATGATGATGATCAAGGTGGTGGTGGGAAGATGATCCCTCTTACTGTACCCTCAGCATAATGTATCAAATTATTTTTCTTACCCTACTGTTGGGTTCAGTATATTACGGTCTTCCGAACCTGTTTCTAGCTTTATGACTTCCATACTAGCTGGTACACTACTCCAGATCCCTTCTAGTGCACAGCCACTGGCTGAACTAGCGTTCTTCATTACTATTGGAATAGGGCTTGACAAGTTTCAACTCATCTGATAGTATAAATAACTTAACATAAAGCACAGGACTCGAAACTATCGTAACCCTGCGTCGATGTTCAAAATCACCCTTGTCGGAGGGTGGTATCATCCGCAGGATTTTTTATTCTTGCGAGACACTTCTTTAAAAAAATGTTTAAATCAACAATCGCAGCAATAGCTGCATCACCTCTACTACTCGCTAGTGCCGCTTTTGCTGGTCCTTACGTGAATGTAGAAAGCAACTTGTCATATCCTGATGGCGATTACAGCTCTGCAACTACAGATCTTCATATCGGTTACGAAGGTTCTCTAACTGAGAGTGCTGACTTCTATGCACAAATCGGTCCTGCTTTCGAAGCAGTTGACGGAACTGACGGAACTAATACTGAGTTCTCTGGTAAAGTTGGAGTACAAATCGCTGCTACTGATTCTCTTGGAGTCTACGGTGAACTCAGTGGAATCACTGACGAAGCTTCCAATGGCGACGACGAGATCGACTGGGGTGCTAAGCTTGGTGCTAAGTTCACATTCTGAACCGTGCAATAAGTTGTATATATAAGGTACAACAGAAGAGAGAACCCTTAGGGGTTCTCTTTTTATTGGAGATTTTTAAATGAATTATTATGTAAACTGCACTCCAAGAGGAACAGATGATTATGAGAACATCTGTCTTGACATTCCTACATCTGATATGGAGGAAGTTTTATACTATGCTAGAGTACTATCAGATGAAAAGAATATTTCATCAAGGAAAGCCTTCAACGATCTTGTTAAGGGTGTGTTCAATCAATTAATGGAAAAGAACTATGACCGTAAAAATCGTAAGAACCGCCGCAGGTGAAGACGTTATTGCTGATGTAAAGGAAGCATATCCTGGACAGGATACGTATAGTCCTATAGGATATGTCTTAACCAATCCTTATACAGTAACTCTTAGTGCAACTGCTGAGATGTTATTTGAAGAGGGTGACACAACAGATACTCCTCAAAAGATTAATGATCTTAACTTGGAACTCTTTCCTTGGATACCTTTATCAGTAAATAATAGTTGTCTGATGCAACTACATCAAGTATCAACAATCTATGATCCTCATCCAGAGGTTCTAGTAAAATATGAAAAATTAACCGAGGTACATCACAATGAATCCGTTGAAAATAGTAGTCCTGAAGGATCACAGTCACCTAATGGGGGAACTGATTGAACTTGATGAGGAACCTATGTATCTTATACAAAATTGTTATAAGATAACTGATGGTGAGTTCTCTGCCTACCCATTGTACACTGATCAACGTGACATCTTCTTGACAAGTGACGTGATTCTTACTATAGTGGACCCCTCAGACGAGACTACTACGAACTACAAGAAATCTCTGTGACCTATTACACCAACGTCACTCTATTGGGCGATTCTATTCTCTGCCGTGGGTATGAAGATGGGTCGCCTATTTCATTCAAAGATATTATTAAGCCAACTCTCTTTGTACCTTCACCTAAAGGTACTTGGAAGACGTTAGAGGGTGAGACTATGGCACCTGTGAGACAGGATGGTGCCAGACGTGCTCGTGAGTTCATACAAAAGTATAAAGATGTAGAAGGATTTGCAGTATATGGTTACGAGAGATTTGTTTATCAATGGATAAGTGAGAAGTATCCTGGAGAGATCAGGTTTGACCTGAAGGATATGAGAATCTATACCATTGACATTGAGGTACAATGTGAGAATGGTTTCCCTGATACTGAAGCTTGTCAGGAACAGATCCTTTGTATCACAATAAAAGATTTTGCTACAGGTAAGTTTATTACTTGGGGTACCAGAGAGTATCAAGGTGAGCACGAGTACCGTGCCTTCTCTGATGAGCAGGATATGTTAACTGATTTCATACAGTTCTGGGTACAGAATACCCCTGATATTATTACTGGATGGAACTGTAACCTATATGATATACCTTATATCTGTAGGAGAATAGATCGTATCCTTGGTGATAAGTGGATGAAGTCCTTGTCTCCTTGGAACAAGGTTAATATGAGAGAGGTTTACATAAGAGGGCGTAAGAACCTTGCTTATGATATACTAGGTGTGTCCATACTGGATTACCTAGACCTCTATCAGAAGTTTACCTACACAAACCAAGAGTCTTATCGCTTAGACCACATAGCATTTGTGGAACTAGGTCAGAAGAAGTTAGACCACTCAGAGTATGAGAACTTCAAGGAGTTCTATACAAAAGATTGGCAGAAGTTTGTGGACTACAACATCAAAGACGTTGAACTGGTTGACAGACTAGAACAGAAGATGAAACTTCTGGAACTTGCTGTTACTATGGCGTTCGATGCTAAGGTAAACTTTGAAGATGTGTATTCACAGGTAAGAATGTGGGACACTCTCATATACAATTATCTTAAGGAGCGTAAAATCTGTGTCCCGCCGAAGCAAGAGAGCAAGAAGGATGACAAGTATGCTGGAGCATATGTCAAGGAGCCAAAGCCTGGTTTATATAATTGGGTTGCTAGCTTTGACCTCAACAGTCTCTACCCTCATCTTATTATGCAGTACAATATTTCTCCAGAAACCCTTGCGGAAAGAAGGCATCCCGATGCCTCAGTTGAAGGACTGCTTAGTAAACAAGTCAGGATCAGTGGAGATTATGCCGTGTGTGCCAATGGAGCACAATATCGCAAAGATATTCACGGGTTCCTCCCAGAAATGATGCAGAGGATTTATGATGACCGTACGATATATAAGAAAAAAATGCTCGCTGCCAAAAGGATGTATGAAGTGGAGCCAAACGCCTCGTTACAAAGAGATATTAGTGCATTCAATAACATCCAAATGGCTAGAAAGATACAACTCAACTCGGCTTATGGTGCCATTGGAAATCAGTACTTTAGATACTATAACTTATCTAACGCTGAGGCAATTACTCTTAGTGGGCAGGTATCGATACGCTGGATTGAGGGTAAAATGAACACCTACCTGAATAAGGTACTTAAAACTGAGGACATTGATTATGTTATTGCTTCTGATACCGATTCCATTTATCTTAATTTGGGTCCTTTGGTTGAAACTGTATTCGAGGGCAGAGAGAAAAGCGATCAAAGCATTGTTAGGTTCCTTACGAAGGTGTGTGACGTGGAACTTGAAAAGTATATCACGCATTCTTATGAAGAACTGGCAACCTATGTAAATGCTTATGATCAGAAGATGATTATGAAGCGTGAGAATATAGCAAACAAAGGTATCTGGACAGCGAAGAAGAGATACATCCTTAATGTATGGAACAGTGAGGGTGTACAGTACAATGAACCTAAGTTAAAGATGATGGGTATCGAGGCAGTCAAGTCCTCCACCCCTGCTTCCTGTCGTGTAGCTATTAAGGAAGCATTGAATGTTATTATGAACGGTACCGAGGATGATGTACAAAAATATATCTCTGGGTTCAGAAGTAAATTTGAATCCCTTCCTCCTGAGGACATAGCATTCCCTAGAGGATGTAACAACCTTGCTAAGTTTACTTCTTCAAATGCAATCTATACTAAAGGTACTCCTATTCACGTACGTGGTGCTCTCCTATATAATTTCCACGCTAAGAAGAATAAGATAACACATAAGTATCCTTTAATTCAAGAGGGTGAGAAGGTTAAGTTCCTTTACTTACGTACACCCAATATGATTCAGGAGAATGTAGTATCATTCTTCCAGACTCTTCCATCAGAATTTGGACTTGACAAATCCATAGATTACGATCTACAATTCAAGAAGAGTTTCCTTGATCCCTTGCAGGTTATCCTTGATACGATTAACTGGAAGGCAGAGAAAATAGCATCCCTTGAGGACTTTTTTGTATGAGTAATTTTTTAGAAACCGTAGTATCGGACATTGGTAATGAGTACGCTTCTGTTGTTAGTGATGGTGTCGCTGCTGGTGACACTAGTGCGTTTATCGATACAGGTTCGTACATCTTTAACGGACTTGTCTCAGGAAGCATCTTCGGGGGAATCCCTGCTAATAAGATCACAGCTATTGCAGGTGAGTCAAGCACAGGTAAAACTTTTTTCTGTCTTAGTGTCGTACATCACTTTCTCGAATCTAATCCTGATGCTGGCGTTATTTACTTTGAGTCTGAGAGTGCTATAAGTAAGAAGATGATTGAGTCACGTGGTATAGACTCTAAGCGTATGATGATAGTACCTATAACCACCGTACAAGAGTTCAGGACGCAATCAATAAAGATATTGGATAAATACTTGCAGCAGGATGAAACAGATCGACAACCATTGATGTTTGTTCTTGACTCTCTTGGTATGTTAAGTACTACCAAGGAAGTAGAAGACTCGGAAGCAGGTAAAGAGACACGTGATATGACACGAGCTCAAGTTGTGAAGTCCATCTTCAGAGTCTTAACCCTTAAATTGGGTAAAGCAAATGTTCCCCTTATAGTTACGAATCATACCTACGATGTTGTCGGCAGTTACATCCCTACTAAAGAAATGGGAGGCGGCAGTGGTCTCAAATATGCCGCGTCTACGATCATATATCTCAGCCGCAAAAAGGAAAAGAGTGAGAAAGAAGTTGTTGGAAACCTTATTAAAGCTAAGACAGCAAAGTCAAGACTTACTAAAGAGCACGCGGAAGTAGAGACGAGATTGTTCTACGATGAACGAGGACTGGACCCCTATTACGGACTACTCTCACTTGGAGAAAAATACGAAGTATTTAAAAAAGTTGGAAACCGATATGAGATTGGAGAGGCAAAAGTTTATCCGAAAAATGTTTATGAGCATCCTGAAAAGTATTTCACCAACGAGGTTCTTCAAGCATTAGATGAGTGTGCAGCAAAGGAGTTCTCCTATGGAAGTTGATCAGCATTTCATTAGGGTATATGAAGATGCCCTAAGGGAAGACGTGTGTAAGAATACTATACGTTTATTTGAAGATCAGATACACGAAGAGGTAGATGATGATGGTCGTCCCAAATTTAAACAATGGAACTTAACACAGTTCTTAGATGAGAATAGTGACGAAGGTCATTCTACGGTACACGCTGACTATAGTATTATACAGCAGTGTCTTATAGAGTCTTGTCATCACCACGTACAACAGTATATGGATGACACAGATTGTCGTGACTTCTTCCCTGCTCGTTCCCAGATGGAACAACTCAGAGTTAAAAAGTATTGTAAGGGTACCGATGATAGATTTGATATGCACGTTGATGTGGGAGATCATCAAAGTGCTAAGAGATTCTTAGCTATTCAATGGTATCTTAATGACGTAGAAGAGGGTGGTGAAACAGAATTTCGTAATGGATTGCAGATTAAACCTAAAGCTGGTACACTATTAATCTTCCCACCATTGTGGACTTACCCTCATAAGGCTAACCCTGCGGTGTCTCACACCAAGTACATAGCCACTACGTACACACACTATGTCTAGTAATGTTGAATCTATGATTGTGAATTCCCTTCTGTTTAATGAAGGGTACGTTCGTAGAGTCTTACCTCATTTAAAAGATGAGTATTTTGAAGAACTTAATAACAAGATTGTATTTGATGAGGTTAATAAGTACTTCAGTAAGTATGATGCTATTCCTACTAAGGAAGCATTGAGTATTGAGTTAGAAACACGTAGTGATTTAACTGGTGACACATATACTACTATAGTAGATTGGTTAGGTCATAGTCAGGATGAACCACACGAATTAAAATGGTTATGTGATACTACAGAGAAGTGGTGTAGAGATCGTGCAGTGTACAATGCATTGTTAGAATCTATTCAGATTGCTGATGGTAACTCTGAGACAATGGGACGTGATGCTATACCATCTATCCTTACAGATGCATTGTCTGTTAGTTTTGATAACTCAGTAGGTCACGATTACCTATATGATTCTGATGCTAGATTTGAATTCTATCATCGTGTAGAGGAGAAGATTCCATTTGATCTTGAGATGTTTAATAAGATCACTAAGGGTGGTCTAGGTAATAAGACATTGAACATATGCCTAGCTGGTACAGGTGTGGGTAAGTCACTGTTCCTATGTCATACTGCTGCGTCTCATTTGATGCAAGGTAAGAATGTATTGTATATTACCCTTGAGATGGCAGAAGAAAAGATAGCAGAACGTATTGATGCCAACCTTCTCAACGTTAATGTACAACAGTTAGAGACTCTTCCTAAGATTATGTTTGATCAGAAGATCACACGGATAGCTAAGAAGACACAGGGTCGTTTGATTGTCAAAGAGTACCCTACTGCTTCAGCACACTGTGGACATTTTAAAGCATTACTACAGGAGTTATCGATTAAGAAATCATTCACACCTGATATAATATTCATAGATTATCTAAACATTTGTTCTAGTACGAGGTTTAAAGGTGCAGTTGTCAACAGTTACACATATGTTAAAGCGATTGCTGAAGAGCTTCGTGGTCTTGCTGGAGAGTGTAACGTACCGATTGTCAGTGCTACTCAAACTACTCGTTCTGGGTTCGCTTCTAGCGATCCTGACCTTACCGACACATCTGAATCTTTCGGACTTCCTGCTACTGCTGACCTTATGTTCGCTCTCATTTCTAGCGAGGAATTGGAAGGAGAAGGAAAGTTAATGGTTAAGCAGTTGAAGAATAGATATAATGACCCTACAACTAATAAGAGATTTGTAGTTGGCATTGACAGAAACAAGATGAGGTTGTATGATTGTAAGGATCAAGCCAAGATTATTGATTCTGGTCAGAAGGATGATGAGTCCGATGATAACATAGTCAATGTCTTTGGTTCTAAAAGTAAATTTAACGATTTTAAAGTATGACTATCGATGTAGAAGGAATGCCCAATGATTTTCCTGGCTTTGGTACCCCCTCTGCTAAGAAAGTTGTTGATAAAGCAACCCATAAAGAGAAGCTAGAAATCGATCTCGATAAGTATATCGATTTTGTTGACCTCGTAACAAGTGATCCTTCAAAGGATTACGAATCACTTATGAAGAGGTATGAGGAGCTACATAAAGCAGGATGTAAAATTGAAAGACTAGATACTGCTGCCTCAGGGTTAGTTGCTGAAGCAGGTGAGTTTATGGAACTGGTAAAGAAAGTTAAGTTCCAAGGCAAAGAATATAATGCAGATATCCGAGACCATTTAATGACAGAACTGGGTGATATATTATGGTACAGTGCCCAAGCTTGTCTCGCTTTAAACTTAAGGTTAGAGGAAGTATTCTTCCGCAACACTGTTAAGTTAGCAGCAAGGTATCCAGAAGGTGAATTTACCGTTACTAAATCCGAGAACCGAGCTGAAGGTGATCGGTAACTAGACCAATGACCGAAGAGATGATAAAAAACATCTCCTATACAAAAGAGGAGGTGGACAAATTAATCGCTGCTGCCGTTGAAGAAGCTAGAGCAATCGATGAAGCTTCAATGGCAGACCATAATTTTAAGGCTACTATTATTAGTATGATTCTTGGATTTATATGTCTGGCATTATTTGTTGATGGTCTTCTTCGTATCCTTGGTATCATTCCACCATTTATGGACATAGATGTCAGTGTTGTTGATGAAATAATAGAAAGAGTCGAGGACGATGTGATGCCACTAGTCCAACAAGCAGCCACCAAAGCACAGAGGTACATACCAGGACGATGATTTTTTGGATTGGATTTTTTGTTATGTTTTTCAATGAAGGCTTCGTTATGATGAGGCACGTATCACCGTGGTTCGCAAGACGTAGGCAAGGATTCATTGATAGATTTGGTGCGAATATATGGTATAGATTTCACGGTACCCTAGACTATCTTTGGATGGGACTTGTGACCTTAGGGTTGATAGTAAACTCCAGTAGGATACTACACATAATGGTACTACTAACCTTCTGGACTCTTGCTTGGTTAATATTTTATCTACCAAGGTGGATTAAAAAATGACAACCTATTTGCAAGCTGGTGGTGAACCCATCTATGAATTCATTCTTCCTGACGAGTGTATAAAAGAATCTAATGAAGCCATCGATCAATGGATGGCACTAGATGTCAAGGGACCTGAGATAACAAATGTGAAAGCAAGACAGACCGAGTGGAATCTACAGATGCCTAAGACTGTAGAGTTCACTCAGTTGTGCTGTAAGATGATATCTAATTTAGTATATGGTACAGGTGGTAGAGTCTTTGGTGGACTCAATGATGGTACCAATGATATAGAATATTATACAAGAGATGTATGGGGTGCTGATTATTCTCACGGAGATTATACTCTACCTCATTGTCATTTTCCAGCAGACTTTTCTGCTGTAGGATTTTTAAAGTTGGATGAGGGATGCTCACCTGTTATATTTGATCTCGCTCAATACTATCCAGCAGAGAGACAGTTGATTATATTTGATGGTAAATTAAAACATAGTGTACCACCTACTCCTGCTAATAGGAGAGTGTTTGCTATGAATTTATATAAGAAGCCAGGTACATTCTAATGAACTTGCAACCTATCTTTGCTAGTTTTCTAGCACAAGAGGTTCTTCCTATAGATTGTGACAAGATTTTAGAATACTGTATTGATCTTGAGGAGAGTAGACCTTCCTATCATACAAATGGGTGGCAAAGTGGTCCACTAGAAGAAGATATTCCAGAACTAACTGACTATATTAATAGTAAGATCCCACATTTTTCTGAACTGTACGGTTTATCTGAGAAAGCAAACCCACAGATTAGTGACTTCTGGATCAATAGGAATAGTTTTGGACCACAGAATGCTCACAATACAGAACCACACATCCACGCTAATCATTGGATTAGTTTTGTGTTTTATCCAGAGGCAGATGAAAACACTGCACCACTTATCCTTGCTAATCCACATAGTGCTATAGAGTACACTGTACCTAGAGACTTGATACGAGAAGTTAATAACTGGAACAGTCACAGGATGATTGTAAAACCTGTCACGGGACTCTTGGTTGCATTTCCTAGTTGGATTATGCACTGGATTGATCAGTCACCAGTACCTCAAGACAGGTACAGCATCGCTTTCAATCTTACCCTATCTCATATCCATTCTAAATAGTACGTGGAGACCTGCGTTCTATGTCTACAGTTGGAATTACAGTTGGTGATCTAGCTCAACCAAAGTATTGGGAACCATTTTTAAATATGGTTGAGAATAAAGAAGGTTTTATGACCAAAGAGGAAAGCGGTGGTGGACCTCGTGTTGGTGGTAATGGATTGTACTGGGTTGATGTTGATCACGCATCTTGGAAGAAGGTTAAGAGTGCTGGAATAGATGGTGTCAAATCATCTTTCCATAAAGATGGTAGAACTGCTAAGATATGGGTATACCGTGGTGGTAGATCCTATGGTCAATCTAAGCCAGGACAGTACGTAGCATTATCACATTTAGATAAGGAGAATATTAAAGAGTCTGGATATAATTTAGGTAACGTTGCTGAAGGTATACTTGCTTGTGCTATAGCAGCAAGGTTTAAGAACAAGAGAAATAATAATATTACTGATGCTAACATAGATGATATCATTACTCTTATACGTGGACAGACTGGTCAGCAGAGAACAGTAGTTATTGATTCCCCCAATTTAAATACTAAAGTCGTAGATCATATACACCTTACGGTTGAGTTAGCACGAGCTGATATGAATCTCTTGACTACTACTGATCCTGCTCAATTTGATGCACTTTATAGAACTTATCCAAGTATAAAAGCTTTCCTTCAGAGTAGAGATATTAATTACCTAGCTACAGAGTGTTATACTAATAACATATACAATAAGATAGTTGTTGAAGCTCTTGGTATTACAGGTGGTGGTGACACAACAGTTGATGTTAATTTAAGGATTGATCCTGATAGTACCATAACAAGAGGAGGATTTTATTTCCCTATTACTGGTACAACAAATGATATGATGGCAATCAAACAGATATCATTGAAGAGAAATGTTAATCAGTTTGGACAGGTTGGTGGTTGGGATAGGGATAAGCAGGATGAATTGTGGCAAAGAATTATTGGTCAAAGACCTTCTTCTAATGGTGCATTAATGTCCTCTTGGGATACAGAGATTGCTAATGGTCCTGATATGCAGTCACGTGCTATCAATGCTGTTAATAAGGTTTATGATTGGGCTGGAAATATCATTGAAACTAATTGTTTAAATCCTCAATCTAAGACTGTATTCTGGAGGAGATTTGCTGATGCTATAGAATGGTTTGCTACCCGACGTGAGGAGAATGTTATCGTTGTTAATCTTAAGGAGGGTGCACGTCCAGAACTGTCCACTGCACAGATATTTCAGTTCGATGGGCTGTATAATGGATTGGTAAGTGGTTCCTACAACCTTAAGGTACTGATGGAAGACTCTTCAGATCAAGATGGAAGATTACCAGACAAGCGTATCGTTCGTTTAATCGATGATGATATCAGTGGTACCGTAGCAAAGAAAACTATCCTATCTTTCCGTCTCAAGTATGAGAAAGCAAAGGATTATTTCAGAAACTATGTTGAAAAAGGTGACGCACTTCATAGAATAATCGGAGCAGACTAATGTCAAAGAATACCCACCTCGAACATTTAGAGGACGACATACTAAACAATGGATCTGAAGGAGGTAAGAATGCTATACTCTTTCTGAAATCTCTTGGGAAAATGTTGGAAGGTCCTTCAAGTAGTAGCATAGCTGTTACTACCAAGTGGGATGGTGCTCCTGCTATTGTATGTGGTAAGGATCCTGAGAGTGGATACTTCTTTGTAGGAACTAAGAGTGTATTTAATAAGACTAACCCTAAGATATGTTATAACGAATATCATATAGATGACCTCTATCCTGGAACTGGAGGATTGAATTATGTTTTAAAGAAATGTCTTAAGGAACTTAGTAAGTTAAGTTTCTCAGGTGTACTTCAAGGTGATCTCTTATGGTGTGGTAGTACCGTTACCCAGACAGTTGGTGGAGAGAATTGTGTTACGTTTACTCCTAATACAATCACTTATGCTGTACCTACTGGTACTCCTTTAGCAACTAAGATACAACAATCAGATATTGGTATAGTATTTCATACAAAATATACTGGTACTAGTATTGCAACTATGACTGCAGGATTTGGTGTTACTACACCACCTGCTAGTACACAGCAATGTGTTGTTCTTTCATCTTCATTTTCAGATGCATCAGGTGCTTCACAGTTCACTGCTGCAGAGAAAACTGCATATAATTCAGCAGTTAATCGTGCTAGTGGATCTCTTAAGCAAGCATCAGAATTTCTTAACGTACTGAAAGATACTGGGCAAGGTAAGTTTATGTTAGCAGTGATGTTTAAACAGTTCTTTAACTCTTACATCCGTACAGGCACTTCACTTACCAATACCAAGGCTGTGACTGCTAACTTTGCAAACTATTATCAGCAAGCACTTACTAAACAAATCAATTCAGTTAAGACTGCTAGTGCTAAAGGTAAGTGGCAGAAGGTACAGGCAGATGGATTGAAATTTATCAAGACATATAATAGATCCATATATATGACGGTGGCTTCTTATTTAAACCTCATTTCTGCGAAGACAATGGTAGTCAAAAAACTGTCTAAAGTACAGGACATTGGTACCTTTATTCGTACAGATGATGGGTTCAGAGTCACTGCTCCAGAAGGATTTGTTGCTATAAAAGATATGAAAGCACTTAAGATTGTGGATCGTATCGAATTCTCTAAGTCGAATTTCACGGTAGCAAAGAACTGGGGATGAATAAATAGATAGAGGAAACGTCGTAGATTAGATGAAATTTACTAACTTCATTAGCGAAGCTAGGACT